AAAGCTTGTGTTATTTGTGAGTCTGCTATTCTTGCTGTAGTCACCCAATCGTTAGCTGTTATAGTGTTAAATTGTGTTTGAATAGAACTTGTAACACCATCTACATAGTTTAATTCAGTTGTAGAAAGAGTAGCTCCATCTAATATTTCTAATTCAGTTTCATCAATTGATGCACTACCTATAACAAATCCAGTTGCAGTAACAGTAGAGTTAAATGAAGCAGCTCCTGCTTCTGACATATCTAATGTTAAAGCTGTTATATCTGATGAACCATCAGTACCTTTAAATATAATATCAGTATCACCTGCTTGTGCATCTATAGTTATATTACCAGAGCTTGTTGCAATACTAACTGCACCGTCACCAGTTCCTATATCATCTGCAGATACAGCAGAAGATACTGCTGAGTTAATATTTGCAAATGTTATTTTCTTTGTTTGACCTGCATCGGTATCAACAATAGCAAATACGTCATCATTTGCTGGAGATGATAATGCGGTTAAATCACTAATCTTACTATCTGCCATTATTTATTCCGTTTCTTCTTTTTAGTTTGTTTTTCTTTTTGTTTTAGAAGTTCGACAAGTTCCTTGAATGTCATCTGCCTTGACCTCTATATTTTTTAAATGATCTTCTTTTATGTTTGTTCATAGAACTCATCTTAGGGTTTCTTCCAATAGATGTTCCATGATGAATAGCTTCATGTTCTGTATGTGCTTTCCACTTCTTAGCCATTAGTTAGGAATTGGTCTACCACTAAATACAGTACCTACAGCTTGTTCTAATCTTATATTATCTCCACCTTGTATTAACAAGTATGTACCATCTTCTAATTTAATATTATCGTTTGGTGCATCGGTTCTTCTATCTCTATACCTATCTTGTCCTCTATGAGAAAATCTTGTAGCAATCGTCATTGTGTAAGTTCAGATACCCTTGCAGTTCCGTCAGTTGATCCGACTCTTAACACAGCAACTTTAGTTGCAGGTGCAACTCTAAAATATTCAGGAGTAAATGCAGGAACAATTATACTACTTGAAGTAGCAGTTGGTGATGTAGCATTCATTTCTACATAAGCATCTACTGTTGTTACAATTCTTATTTCTCTAGTTTGTCCATCTAGTGCATTTGATATTGCAGCAGATGAGCTTCCTACAGCTACAGTTTGTGTTGTTCCTATTTTAAATGTAGTTGGTGTTTTGTTGTCAGACATAATTTACTCCGTTAATTCTGAAATATACAATGATCCATTACCAGAAGTTCTAATTACAGATATGATATTGCCTGGTGCTACTTTAAATACTTCAGCATCTTTGGCCTGTAATGGCGTCATAGATGCAGTTGCTGTAACAGCAGGATTGTTTATTGATATATGGCAATCAGTAGTCGCATATAATCTCACATATCTTACCTGTCCTGATATCGCAGAACTATTAGCAGCAGTACCTGTGTAATCTACCTTCTGGACCGTTCCTGTTAATTTGTAATACATAATGTTCCTTAAATGTTCTAAAGGGGGAGACTAGCTCCCCCGATTAGATTATTGGTTAATGTCGAGAAGAATACCGTGTGCGGCTTCGTTTCTCATTTCAAGTGTGTACTCACATAAAAGTTGTTTCTTCTCAGAGTCGCCAGTCTTTGCAAGATCAGCAAGTTGGAAGTCTCTTAAGTAAGCAGTTGCCATCATATCTCTTTGGATAAGGAAAGCATTACTTTCACTTGTAGTTGCCATTACCCTGTTTGGTACTACTTTAAGATCACCGAAGTCTGAGCTATAAACATCTATAGCAGCGAATTCAGTTTTCTTTTCAGCTTGACCAAATCTAGTAGTGTTAGCATTGAAACCAGATACTGTTTGCTTCACAGATGGTGGGCAAACTAACATATCCATTTCTCCGCCAGCTTCGTAAACCTCTTTAACAACTGTTTTAAGAATTGTTTCAGTAAGGTCTCTATCTGTACCAGAGTTAGGTAAATCAGTTCCAGAGCCAGTAGATAATGAACCAGAAGTTCCTGCATCACCGTTAGTAGCAATCCATGTAGGAATAGATCCTAATGCTCTAGCAGCAGTAGCAGAACCTACAGCTTGAACTTGACCTTTAATAAGGGCAAATTCCATATCTTTCTTCAACTCTTTAGATTTCTTAGCTATTTGGTAACTCATTTCATCAGCACGTCCAGCTGAATCTACAGCTGATTGTGTGCCAGAAAGAGCAACTACTTTGTCAGAAATTTGAGTATAGTTGAATGCTCTTGTTGTTGCACTCATTGCATCAACAGTTGCTTCATCACCTTCGATAACTGCGTTAGCAGCAGGTGTAGCAAGACTGTCTAATTGCCATTCATGCTTTGTCGACTTAGCCACAGAACGTGGGATAGCCGATAGGATAGGAGTATCTTCAGGAGATATATTATAGATAATATCAACTAAATCTTCTCTAATCCCAGTAGTATCGTACGTATCGTACAAGTTTGTTGGTTGTGCCATATTGGCCTCCTAATTAAAGATAGTCTCTAAAAACCTTCGCAGCATCTCGTACTCCTCCAGATTCTTTAAGACGGTTGATTTTTTCCTTTTTAAGCATAGCGACTTGTTCAGCGTTTGTTTTTGGTGAGCCAGACTTAATTACCTTAGGAGCATTAGCGACTTTCTTTTTTATCTTAGGATTAGCACGTCTAATCTTATCATATGCTAAAGCATCTCTAATTAATAAGACTTGTCGTGAATCATAGATAGTATCTATTTCACTACTATTAAAGCCTTGTCTTTGAAGATACCCCTTCATATCAGTTTTTAATTTACTGGCTTTACCAGGGTCGTTAAATTCTGGTACTAATGAAAGTACTTTAGATTGTTCGCCTTGTATGAACTTTTGTAGCTCTACTTGTTGAGCTTGTTGAGTTTCATAGTGAATCCTTTGAAGGTTATCTGCACGTTTTCTCATCTTATGTTCAAGCTTACTAGCTTCAACAGGATCATCTTCGTATAGTTTTTCAAAGTCTACGTTGGCATACTCTTGTTGTAATTGCGCCTGCGCTGCTGAATTCAAATCATTTAGCTTAGCGAGTTTTTGATTAATCTCGTTTTGAGATTGTTGAAGTGTTTGATCAAGCCTTGATTTCTCTAAGGACAAATCTTGTTTACTTCTAGTGTAATCAGCTTCTCGTTGGTATCCCTGAAGTAGTTCATCAAGGGTGACCTCCATTGATTTACCCTGTACTTTGACATGGTATGTAGGTTCCTCTGAACTTTCATTTTGAATATCTTCTTGAGCTTCATCTTGAGCTTCCGTTGTTTGTTCAACTTCAGCTTCTTCTTCAGTCCTTTCAATGTCCGCATAAGGTACATCACTAGGATTTACTGTTTCATCAACAGGTGTCTCAGTCTTTGTTTCCTGAGGTTCTGTTTCGTTTGTTGGTTCTGATGGTGTATTACTATTAGTCATTAGACCTGCAATAGTTTTTCCAGCATCAAGAACATTCATAGCTTCATCAGCCATAATACACTCCTTTGTTGGTTGGTGTTATTTAAAGCACTCCTGAACGGTTGGTGCTATTTTTTCTTGCGTAGTTCTTCTAATTGTTTACTAGCAAGTACTCCTGTTTCCATTACGGAACGGAAGTGGTTTTCAAACTTACCTAAAATTTGATATGCAAGGTAGATCTTTGTCCTTGCTAGTTCATCATTTGGTCCTGTTTGAAATATTGCATTAGAGTATGACTCCTTTAGAATTTCTAAAGACTCTATAAAGAGTTCATCATCTAGAATATCTTTAGCTCTTTGGCCCCTGCTTATTTCCCTTGTTAGATCCGACATCTATTTCTATAAAAGTATCACTACTTGGTTGTGGTTGTTTAGGTGCTTGTTGCATACCTTGGTTAGGTTGTAGCAGATTCTTAGTTGCCTGGTCAAGCATTTGTTTATTAGATTCTGAAATACCTTTCATCTTAACAGATTCACGCTTAATAGCTTTCTCATCTATATCAGCTTCATACTTCATTTCTAATTCTTTGATCTTAGCTTCGAAGTCTAATATCATTTTTTGGTATCTTAATTCAATCTCACGCATTCTATTTTCGTATTGCATCTGAGCTTCAGCTGCTTTTTGTTGTGTTTGAATTTGTGATACTTTCTCAAACTCAGTAGGTTCTTTTTCTCTAGCTGGTGGCATTTGTTTTGCACCAACTTGTGGATCAGTAAAGTATGAGTCTACATCTTTCAGTCCTGCATTCTCTACAATCTTAGATAAAGTATTATAAATGTTATTCATGTTTACTATTGGTCCATGAGGTGAGCATTGTAACTTGATTCCATCTATTTGTTGTCTTAAGATTTGATTAAGAATAGATAGCTGTTGATCTCTTGAACCTGTACCTAATCCAACTTGAATACTTACATTGCAACGATCTCTCCACTCCATAGGATTCATTGGAATGAAATCATTTCTAATTTTAACAATACGTTCTTTGTCTTGATACTTAACAACTAATTCAAATATCTTCTTGAATAAATCTTTAACACCTGTCTCTGCAAATATTCTTGCAATCAATTCTATTCTCATTTGTGATTGAGATAAGATTGTATTAATACCTGATGCAGTTTTGTTTAAGCTATCAGTATCCATACCTTGATTGTATTTAGTAATACCGCTTCTGTTTTCTTTAACAGTATCTAAATACTCAAGTAATGGGAACGCCTGGTTGTTAATAGTTTGTGTAGTCATTGGCATCATGACTTGTCCTGGAGCTGCTTTAGTTCTTACTACTCCGCCCGGTCGGTTAGTCAATAGATCTTCTAAATTAACTTGACCATCCATTACAGCAACTCTGTTGTTGTTTGTAAGATACATATTATCTAGTATCTGACGCATAACAGTAGATTTAATTAACTGAATATCTTCAACTAACTCTGAAACAGATCTACCATAGAATCTATGTGGTACTGCTATTGGAGTAACAGAACAGAATGGTTGGTTATCAACTATAACATTATCAAGAATAGTATAACTCTCATCACCTGATGATGTAATCTTTCTTAGTTCTGCTATGCCATCTCCATCTTGATCTATTTTAATATAAGATTCGCAAACTACTATTTCATCTGTTGCTTCATCTGCTGATTCAGAAGTATAATCGTTATCTATATTCCTATGCCTTACATTTTTTTCAGGATTATATTTTAGGTTATGTTCTTTAGGTAAAGCGTAAACAGTTTCATAATCAAAACCCATTTCAATCAATTCACTTCTAGTCTTTGTAGTACGATGACATACAAAGTTCGCATCTTTTAAAGTCTTAGCACGTCTTTCAATTAAGAATTCTTCTGGTGGTATTGCTTCAAACTTAACTTGTCCAAATGTTTCTTTACGAGTAATAACTACATCATGTAATTTAGGAACAGGTATTTCTCTTAATTGTTGTT